CTCTGCACCGCCAACCTGCCGGAGCCAACGATTGCTGACGGCAGCACGGTGATGGATGTGCTCACGTGGACTGGCACAGGTGGCGGCAGAACTTTAAGTGGATTAAATTTCTCACCAGATCTTGTCTGGGGCAAATCAAGAAGCGCTGCCTACAATCATCAGTTATATGATGTGATTCGTGGCGCAGGTAATGCCAACGATCTTTCATCGAGTCTGACTGCGGCAGAAGGATCGGCAACAGTTGCTGCAAGTCAGTATGGATACTTGAGTGCGTTCACTTCAAACGGTTTTACCGTTGCGAACGGTACAGATGGAAGTTTTCCGGGCGCATACTGGAATGCCTCTGGCACCACTTACGCCGCCTGGACCTGGGACGCCGGATCATCAACAGTCACCAACACAGATGGCAGCATCACTTCTCAGGTGAGGGCTAATCCTAGTGCGGGGTTCTCGGTTGTTACTTTTAACACGGGAACAGCCGGGAACAAAACTATTGGACATGGCCTTGGTGTTGCTCCGGGGATGATCCTATTCAAGAATCGTGTTACTTCGCCTACCGCATGGGCTGTCTACCACATCGGTTTATCGAGCCCCGCTTATCAGCAATATCTAGTGCTAAACGAAACAGACGCCGAATCTGGAACAGACACAAGGATTTGGGCAGATACAGCACCGTCTTCTACGGTATTTTCGATTGAATCTGGTTATATTACAAACGCAAGTAATGATTGCGTCGCCTACTGCTTCGCCCCAGTAGACGGGTACTCTAGTTTCGGCAGTTTCAGTGCTAACAATAGCTCTGACGGAAATTTCATCTATTTAGGATTCCGCCCGCGTTGGATCATGACAAAGCAAACCAGTGGCGCCGGTGGAAATTGGTTTATCTTAGACACGGCAAGAAATACATACAACGTAATGAATAATATATTAGATGCCAACTTGTCTGATGCTGAACGCAACGCCAATATTTGGGACGCTACAGCTAATGGCATGAAGCTGCGCATCGCTCTCAGTGGTGACTTTATCTACGCCGCCTTCGCTGAGCACCCATTTTCAATCGCCCGCGCCCGCTAACCCCTTACAAATAGATAACAACTATGTTTATTCTTGATGGTAAGCCCCTTCCTTTGGATCGGGCTTTTACCACTTCAGACGGGACACAGTATCCAGCAAACTGGCTCCGTCTTTCTACAATTGAAGAAAAAGAAGCTATTGGTATTACTGAAGTACCAAATGAAGTAAGATCTTATGACCAACGGTTTTATTGGGGTCCTAATAACCCTAAGGATCATACACAACTTGTTGAACAGTGGGTTAGTCAGACCAAACAAACAGCAGGTACAATGTTGAATCAAACTGATTGGTATATTGTTCGTCAAGCTGAGACAAGTAAGGCAGTACCACAGGATGTACTTAATTATCGTAATAATGTACGTATTGTTTCTGATAATCGTGAAGTTATGATTACAGGTACTACTGATACTGATCAACTTTATGCAGTAATTACAGGTGACTTCGGAGGACTATTTCCGTGGCCTTCTCTAACACCCCCAGGACCGCCTCAGATCGACGAAACCCCTGTTGAGGATACAATCCCCCCTAGCAATGATTTTATCACCTCTGGAGGCGTTGTAACGGGCTCTGGGATGCTCGGTGGACTTTCTGACGACACTATTATTTTAGAACCATGATTGAATCGGCGATTTCAGCAGGTGTAGCCCTTATTACAGGGGTAGTTATCCTTACTAACCGGCTCCACTCACGGATTGGTGAGGTGAGTCGCCGGGTTGATGCAGTAGAACTTCGTGTTGCTAAGGAATATCTTAGTAAGGCAGAATTTGCTAGTGCATTAGAAAGAGTGGAGACTCACATGGTTCGTATTGAACAAAAACTAGACGGTATTTTAACTCATGGAAATCTTAGCAATCATTAACTCCCCTATCTTTTGGGTGATCGTAGCTGCAGCTTCTGAAGTAATCGGCATGTCTAAACTGAAGGATAACTCTGTTATTCAATTGGTTTTCACTGCTCTTAATTCACTGAAGCCAAAAAAGTAAAAGCAAGAGAAGCTGTAGACAAGGCTCTGTCTGATCTTGCATTANCTGATTCATCCGTTGATCCACCTGTCTTCAAAGAAGATGGGTGGGTTTTTTCTTTATCTGCACCTTGGAGTAAAAACAATGAACAAAGACACTAAAAATTGGCCTTCTATTAGAAACGCTAAACCTGCTAAGTCTACCCCGGTTAAATACGACCCCCATATGAAACTTATGGCACCAACTATTAAAAAAGCTAAAGGTCGTCTTTCTGGGGAGCGAAAGGGTTATAACGTATGAAAAAGAAAAAAGCAACTGAAGATCAATTTAACGAACTTCATAACCTTGTCACTAAAGAACTTCTCAACCGTATTAAAACGGGTGAAGCAACTACAGCAGATTTAAAAGCTGCTATTGAATGGTTGCATAAAAATGACATTAGTGGTGTTGCTTATGATGGTAATCCACTAGATAAACTAGCAAACATTATGCCACAGATTGACCCTGAAATGGTCCAGAGGAGCTTGTATGGCAAAGAAACGATTTAGTGGACCCAAATATGCTAACGGTAACTATAAGGCCCAACAGAAGGCGTATAACCGCACTAAGGAAGGTCTNAAGATCCGNACTGCAGCTAACAAATTAAATAGAAAACTAGGTACTTACGGTAATGGTGACGGTAAAGACGCGAGTCATACCGGACCAAATAAAGGTAAATTGGAATCACCCAAAACNAACCGTTCTCGTCCCCGTAAAGGTAAACGTTATGCTTAATGACTTACTAAAAATTTTAAAAAAACCCAAAAGAGATTATTCAAAAAGTGATAAAATTTTACTTAATAGTCTTGATCAATTAGTAAAACGTCAAAGGGAAAACGAACTTTTATTTATTACACCTGCCGATCAGAGTAATTATGAAAGTAGAAGAGCTGTAAGTTCTCATAATCCTGATTATGTTGGTCCAATGAGTTTTGGGGGTATAGGCACTAAAGATCGTATGCCAGGTACTAGACCGACACAATCTTTAAGTAATAAAATAAATGAATTACTTATTAAGCCTAAACGTGAAAAGTACCCTGGTTTTCTTTAAACAATTATGACCCCACTGCTTCCTAGTCCTGAACACTACTTACAAAACCTGATAACGATGACAAGTCCCGAAGCAAAGCGTCTTTGGAGACGCGCCATTAAAGAACACTTCAACTGTACTTGTGTCTATTGTGGAGAATCTTATGAATTACATGAACTTACTCTTGACCATGTTCGCCCTAAGTCTTTGGGCGGAGAAGATCTTACCAGTAATCTTGTACCAGCCTGCCATAAGTGTAATCAGGATAAAGGAAGCAACCATTGGTTACAATGGATGAGAAATAAATTTGGTATTAATCAAATTCGTGAAACATTAATTTTATCACATATTAGCTGATGGCTGAAGAAATCCTCGCTGCAAGAGAACCAGAATATCAAGATGCTTTACAAATTGCTAGAAATGACCTACTAACAAGAGAGGATCAGTTACGTGAATTATCCTTATGGCTTGAAGACCTAGGTTATTCTGATCCGCAATTGTATGAAGATCTTGCTACTAAAATTAGCTCTACACGTAGAGCAAGACGGGATGTTGTTTCAGAAGGATCTTATCTTTTTGAAAACGATCTTTTGAATTATTTGAAAAGTAAAAAAGCTGATACACTTAAACTGGAAAGATCGGTTAATTTAACTGAAGGTAAGGAACGGCAGAAATCCCAACCAATTCCTGGATCTGAAGCTCATCACCCGGCTTCTGTTTCTTCTACAGAAAGCCTTGTTCAAAATATGCGTGAAGATGAGATACGTAAACTTTGGAACATTGCTAAAGAAGAGGGTTATGTTGTTGGTTCTCAAGCAGAAGGATTTATTCCATTATCTAAACCAGCCCATACTACTGGTGGTAAAACTCGTGGTACAGCATATGCACACGTTGGTGTAACTGGAGAACCTGATCCAGGTCGATTTAAAACCGATCCTTTACCAAGGAATACTACTGCAGAAGAAGCTTGGAAATCTCTTAAACCAATGCTTGATGAGCAGATAGAATTAAACAAAATAGCTTTTGAGCATCCTACAGAACAGGTAGCCCGTCAACGAGCAGCTGAAGCAATGGGTACTGAATTGCAATTTGGTGGTAGTGATTTTGACACCCTTCAAGAGCAAAGAAAACTTGCTAAAGAAAGGGGAGTAAATTTAACTACTATTTCAAAATCTTTTGATAAGTACCCTGGTCTTACTGAAACTGGTTTAGTTCCAGGTGTTGATGTGATGACCGATGTTGGATCTACTGTTCCTAGAGCTTTAGGAGGTAAACAAGGTGGATATGAAGCTAGACGTGGTCTTGCACAAAATGGTGGTAAAGTAAAGTTCAGTGGTGCTGCTAGAAGAGCTACTAAATTATTGCCTATTGTACCTGCTGTACTTGGTGTTGGTGAAGCATTTAGTCAAGCAAAAGCTGGTGACCTAAAAGCTGCTCAAGCGACTCTTGCTGAAACAGCCGTTGGTGAAGTTCCTGTTGTTGGTGATATTCTTGTATCTGATCCTATTGCCAGTGGTACTCTTGAGGGTGCTCAACAACAAGCTATTAGAGCACAACAACCTAAATCTGCTGCTGCTAAAATTATTGATGACCCCCTTAATGAACTTGAATACGTTAGTAAACAAGCTTTGCGTGGTATAAAGAAAATAGGTGGTGCAATTTTATTTGGATTTTAATGAACACCCTTAATTTACTTAAGGAAGACTTCAAGCTGTTCCTACAAGCCCTCTGGGGACAGCTTGATTTACCTTCCCCTACTCGTGCCCAATACTCTATTGCAGACTACCTACAGAACGGTCCTAAACGTCTACAGATCCAAGCCTTCCGAGGAGTCGGTAAAAGTTGGATTACTGGTGCATTTGTATTGTGGACACTTTTTAATAACCCAGAAAAGAAAATAATGATTATCTCGGCATCTAAAGAACGTGCCGATAATATGTCAATCTTCCTACAAAAACTTATCATTGAAACTCCCTGGCTTTCTCATTTGCGTCCTAAATCTGACGATGCCCGATGGTCTCGTATTAGCTTCGATGTTAATTGTTCTCCTCACCAAGCTCCTTCTGTTAAATCAGTGGGTATTACTGGTCAGCTTACCGGTTCTCGTGCTGACCTAATGATTCTTGACGATATTGAAGTTCCTGGTAACTCCATGACAGAACTCATGAGAGAAAAACTACTTCAATTATGTACAGAAGCAGAATCTATCCTTACACCAAAAGAAGATTCTCGTATTATGTACCTCGGTACCCCACAGACAACCTTCACCGTCTATCGTAAGCTAGCTGAGAGGTCCTACAAGCCCTTTGTTTGGCCCTCTAGGTACCCTAGGAAGGTTAGCCAGTACGAGGGCCTTCTAGCGCCTCAGCTGGTAGAGGACATGGATGGTGGTGCTGAACCCTGGGGTGTAACAGATCCAGATCGGTTTAGTAATGATGACCTCATTGAACGTGAAGCATCAATGGGTAGATCTAACTTTATGCTACAGTTTATGCTTGATACAAGCCTATCTGATGCTGAAAAGTTCCCACTTAAGTGTGCTGATCTCATTGTTACCTCCGTTAATCCCTCTACAGCCCCTGAATCCGTAGTTTGGTGCTCTGATCCACAAAATGTACTNAAAGAATTACCTACTGTAGGTCTCCCTGGAGACTATTTCTACAGTCCAATGCAATTACAAGGTGATTGGAACCCATATTCTGAAACAATATGCTCTGTTGACCCCTCCGGTAGGGGTTCTGACGAAACAGCAGCAGCCTATATCTCTCAACGTAATGGCTTCCTCTATCTACATGAGATGAGAGCCTACCGTGATGGTTATTCTGACAACACATTACTAGACATCCTTAAAGGTTGTAAGAAATATAACGTCTCTAAACTTGTTATTGAAACTAACTTTGGTGATGGTATCGTAGGTGAACTCTTTAAAAAACACATCCTTCAAACTAAACAGTACATGGATGTAGAAGAAGTACGAGCTAATGTACGTAAAGAAGATCGTATCATTGATGCTCTAGAACCTGTGATGAATCAACA